TGGTGAAGTATATGTTTGAGTTACCAACCGAAGCAGACTTTGAAATGCTTTATGGTAATCTTAAAACTCAAGGAACAATCAGTTTCTGGAGCACCTCATTTATTCGTGGCACAACTTTAGACAATGCGATTATTATTGTTGATGAGTTTCAAAACTTGAATTATCATGAACTTGATAGTATAATTACTCGTGTGGGTGAAAATAGTAAGATTATGTTTTGTGGTGATGCTACTCAATCTGATCTTATTAAAACAAACGAGAAGAATGGGATTATTGATTTTATGAAGATTCTTCGTGTGATGCCCTCAATTGATATTATTGAATTTGGAGTAGAAGACATTGTTCGCTCTGGATTAGTGAAAGAATATATCCTTGCGAAAATGGAAGTTGGTTTATGAGTTTTATTCATTGTAATTTTTTAGGTGAACTTGAACTAGAAAAGAAAGAAACAAATGGTATCCGTCTCTACAATCTTCCAAGTGGAGACTGGGTGCCATCAATTACATCTGTAACTTCCTTCTATAATCGTCAAATCTTTGCAAAATGGCGTGAGCGTGTTGGTCTTGAAGAGGCAAATCGCATCACCCGAAAGGCAACTGCGAGAGGGACTGACTTCCATTTAGTTTGTCAGGATTATCTGGAGAATAAAGAACTTGTCTGGGATAAGTATCAACCTCTTACAAAGTTTATGTTTTATCATGCGAAACCATATCTTGATAAGATAAATAACATACACGCAATTGAACGCACACTTTACTCTGAGTATCTTGGACTTGCTGGTAGAGTGGATTGTATCGCTGAATATGAAGGCGAACTCGCGGTCATTGACTTTAAGACTTCAGAAAAAATTAAACCAGAAGAATGGCTTGAAAATTATTTCGTCCAAGAAACATTCTATGCTGCTGCTTACTACGAACTCACAGATATTGTCCCCGTAAAACTTATCACCATTATGGTAACTCCTGGTGGTGAAGTAAAAGTATTTGACAAAAGAAACAAAGGGGATTATATTAAGTTATTAGTTCGTTATATTAAAGAATTTGTACGTCACAATACTGGGTCAAATGGAGAATGAATTAGAAAAAGCTTTCGAAAATAAATTCTTTTGCCCATCACGATTTGCTCAAGAGATTGAATCTCTGGTGCTTACGAATGAGAAAATGAGTTATATTGATGCTATCATTTACTTCTGCGAACAGAATGGCATTGATATTGAATCAGTTCCTAAACTTATTTCAAAACCACTGAAGGAAAAGATTAAGTATGAGGCAATGGAATTAAACTTTCTGAAAAAAAGTTCCCGCGCAAAATTACCCCTCTGAATAAATATCAATAAAGATCCAAGTAGATGAAAACTTTTAATCAATTCTGTTCGGAAGCTTATCAAGTTCAAGAATTTTTCGGTTTTTTTGGTCAAAAATCAAAACCAAAGCCAAAACCACAAAACACACAAGTTCTTGCATATCAAAATTATAAACCAGGAGTTCTTGATAAAAAAACTGGTGAATTTACTGCACGACCACACACTTCCAAAGAACAGGAAAGATATGGATGGAAACCAGTAAGTGTAAGTTCTTACAGTAAGGCAGATACTCCAGGATCATTGACTGCAAGTGGGCATAAATTTGATGACAAACAAAAGTTAGTTGCAGTCCCTTATGCGTCTCAAAAAAGTTCTAAACCATCTACATCATTTGGAACTAAGCTTGATATGACTAGAGCGCCAGGAGTTACTCCAGTTGCTAAAACATCGGTTCAAGACACCGGAAACTTTGGACCTGCGGGAGATTATAATAGAAATACAAGTTATGACCTCTCTCTTTCAACTGCAAGGGATGTTTCTGGAAAACCAAATATTACCTCTACGGAATTTGGTAAACAAAAAGTTTATGTCCGCACCACACCAACTGCCACTGCAAAACCAGCACCAAAACCGAAATAAATTATAGTTTTTTATTATGAGTCTTTTTGAGATTTATCGATAACAAAATCGTCACTTTGATTACGTTTTGGGGTAAAAATTTTCCCGGCAAAAAATGAACTTTATTACTTTTTATGATGCCATATGATGCCTATAAGTGTTATCTGTCTTTAAAAAATCACTTCACAAAAGACAGTTATGATTATCACAAGTATTGTGGTAAGAGTCGTGCGAGTGTTCAATCTTTCTATAAACGAAAAGATCGTTTTTGGTTTGAGCGTGTTACACGACAGAAAACAGATCAAGAGATTGTAGAGTTCTTTGTATCAAACTTTATCACCTGCACTGATCCAAGTAAGCTTTGGATAGGAGAAATTATAAGAGAGGGTGAAACACGATACGCAGAATGGAAGAAAAGAAATCAATCACTATCTTACGTCTTTAAAGAGGAAACTCAAAAACTATTTGATTCCAAAAAAGTTGATGATGTCTTTGACTGCTCTAAAGGACATCCACCTGTTCTTAAAAATTACCTGAGCGGGAATATTAGTATGGAAACCCTAGTGATTTATGATAGAATATTCCTGTTCGGGGATAAATTTGATAAGCAACTTTCTGACCCAGTGTGGGAAACCGTCCGTATGAAAATGAAAAAATATTCTCCGTTTCTAAATATTGATGTACCGCGTTATAAAAATATCTTGAAAGAAGTTGTTCTAGGAGACAAATGAGTTTCTTTAAATCTGAAGTTGTTCGGGCAGAGATGACCGAAATTAGTGAGATGCAAGAAGAGGTTTATCAAAGCGTCTTCAAGTTTCCAACAATGTCAAAAGAAGATAAAATGAAGCATGTTGAACTTTTGGAAAAACTTCTAGACAAACAAAAAGTTCTTTATACTCGTTTGAGCCTATCAGACGATCCTGAAGCGCAGGAAATGAAGCAACGCATTACACAATCTGCCTCAATGATGGGACTTCCTCCCAATGTTGACATGAGTATCATTCTTAGTAATATGTCTAGAATGCTTGAGGTAATGAAAGAACAAATTGACAAGACAGGTTCCGACCTGTAGAATAACTAGGTATACACAAGCCAAATCTGTACAAATACGAGGTAATCTAATGTCTTTTAAAGATCTTAAGAAGCAATCTTCTCTGGGTTCTCTTACACAGAAACTAGTCAAAGAAGTAGAGAAGATGAGCACAACTTCTAGTGGCGTAGATGAGCGTCTCTGGAAACCCGAAATGGATAAGACTGGTAATGGTTTTGCCGTTGTCCGTTTTCTCCCTGCCCCTGAAGGCGAAGAACTTCCTTGGGCAAAAGTCTACTCTCATGCCTTCCAAGGTCCTGGTGGTTGGTATATCGAGAACTCTCTGACAACAGTGGGTCAAAAAGATCCATTGGGCGAATATAATCGTGAATTGTGGAATACTGGCACAGAGACAAATAAAGAAACTGTGCGTAAGCAAAAGCGTAAACTGTCTTACTATTCCAACATTTATGTTGTAAAAGATCCCGTAAATCCTGCTAACGAGGGTCGTGTCTTCCTGTTCAAATACGGTAAGAAAATCTTTGACAAGATCATGGAAGCAATGCAACCTGAGTTTGAGGATGAAACTCCTATCAATCCTTTTGACTTCTGGCAGGGTGCAAATTTCAAACTCAAAATCGTAAAGAAAGATGGGTATTGGAACTACGACAAATCAGAATTTGGTTCAGTTGAACCACTACTGGATGACGATGATGCTCTTGAAGCCATCTGGAAGAAAGAGTACTCACTTGCAGCAGTAACTGCTCCCGATCAATTCAAGTCCTATGAAGAACTTGAGAAGCGTTTGCAGTATGTTCTTGGACAAAAAGGTACTCCTCGTATGTCTTCCGTTGAAGAAGAGACTGAATACGATAATTACGTTGACAACAAAGAGAGTGCTGTTGTAAAAGAACTGGAAGAGTCCTATGCTCGTTCCAAGTCTCCTTCACTTCCTGTAGTTACTAAGGAAGTTGATGAAGATGAAGATGATGCTCTTGCTTATTTCCAGCGTCTTGCTGAGGATTGATCAAGAATAAAGTCTAATATTCTCTGCTCTCTTAAGGGTTTCACTCACATACTGAGTGGAACCCTCTTTATATGGCATGAATTCTTCCAAGTCATTTAAAACAAGATTTAAATAAGTCCCTTTAAGTGCAAAAATATTTCTTTTAGCATCTTCAATTTTATTTTCATAATCATAATTTGTTATTGGAACGGTGATATTTGTTCTTGTAACATATTGTTCAATTGCAGAATCATAAAATTCAACCCTATAATTAGAATTCACAATCAAACCTGCGGGAACAATTGTTGATCCTAAACTATCTGTAACTTTAATTGTTTCGTGATGATGAACTCCAAAGATATTTGCATCAGAACCATACTTATTACTCAAAAAGTTTTGAAAAGAATTTTGAGTCAAAGGCCATTCATTTTGAACATTCAAAATATTATTTGAAAGTAAAATTAACCAGTCTAAAGTTTCATCCCCATAAACTTCAAAAGCAACATTGTCTGGGCGATCATCTCCAACAATTTGATACTTGGTGAAAAATGTTAAATCACCAAAAATATCATCACGAAGTTTTCCTCTTTTAAAAAGATTTTTGACAGTTCTGTACTCTGATATATTTTTTGTATCAGTAGTTCTGCTGACGTATTCAAAGTCTGGAACTTGGCGGAAATATGTTGGCATTTTAGTAACCTATTTCGTCAGAAGTTGAACCTGGTTCATTATAATCACTGTCATAGATAGGATCTAATTCGCTAAATCTAAGTGATAGTTGATATGAAGTTAAAGTTTTAGCTGCATCATTAAATGTCATATATGTCCCATCAGGAGTATAATCAACATCGCAAGTCAGTAAAGCACATCTTTTTATCCTTGGTAAAGATTTGTGCTTGGCATTTTCATCACCGACTTGATATTGAATATCAAAAACATTTGGTGCCCTTAAAAATACATTATTTGCTGCTTTTCTCACTGCCATACCTTTTTTGAAGAAACGAATAATTTTTCTTACTTCTGTAGCTTCATCTTCATCTCTTGGTGATAGTCTAAACATAAAATTAAATGGACGTAAAGTAGGAGCATTAAATAATAATTCAAGGTTAGGATTTAGTATAGCTCCAGAAGTTCTTGATAATAATCCCTGAAGTCCTACTGCTTCTTGAGCAAGATAAACTTTTAAAGATTGAGCTACTGGATTATCACCTCCCCCTATCGCCAAACGCTTAGCAGTTTCTTTGACATCATTGAAAATTTGAGATGCCAGATTGGCTACATTACTTTTACTCATCAAATCGAGAGATTTTCCAAATGCAGCGGCTTCAAATGCATTTAAAGTTCCTCCACTCCAATCTACTGAATTACTATCAGTAATTCCTGCTTGAATTGGTAAGTATACTTCTCCTAAAGAAGTTGTTGAATTTGTTCGTCTAACAATTGAACCTGAAAAGTTTGTAGCAAATATACTTGCTGCGTCACCAGAAACAGTTGCTCCTACAGATTCATACATTGTAAATTTAATTCTATCCTGTTGATTTGTTCCTAAATCAATAGGATAAACATACGTTCCTTGATGTACTGCTTGAGTAGCAGCAGGTATATTGATATTTGTTTGAGTAACACCAGCGTCTGTTATTTGTTGCGCTGTGCGTGCTGCCGCTGCTGCTGGTGTTACTGGTATTGGTGTTGGTGCTACATTTGTTGTTCCTGGTATCCCCAAAGAACGTGCAGTTTGGGGACTATTGTAACCAGTCGGAGAATTCCATGTCTCTAAACGAGCATTATTCAGTGAAGTTTGTGAAGATGTATTGCCATAAAATAATTGTCTTTGTGCGGTTGTCGGGCAGGTTACTCCATCAACACAATTCGCTGATGGTGTCCAATTGAAATTATTTGATGCGTTTGAGGTAAATGTTGGGGTTGATTGTTGTCCCAAACCAGTTCCAGCAAACCATTCAGCATCACCATTATTATTCAATAATAAAGTACCAGGAACTATTGCTCTATTTGGACCTATGGGTAATCCAATTGGTCTTGTTCGTCTATCATCCGGCATCAAACTTCCTCCTTATTCATAGAAGGTGTAACTATCTCAATTTTTTGCAGAGAATGAGACATTTATTGATACTTTTTACTTATTTATCCAGGCACTGTACGGAAATAAGCATATCCAATATCACGCAAGTCGTTGATTTCGCTTTGACGAACAACGTGTAATTGTCCTGCAACTTCATTCCAAGTGTAGTTTCTTACTGCTCCCCAGTGAAAATTAAGTCCACGAAATCCCCATCTTTCAACACTCAAGCAAGCAATCAGTGGGTGTTGATCGTATTCTAGTCTTGGAGTTTTTGGATTGTATATAAAGGTATAATAATTTCCAACATCAGGAACAATTTCAATATCCTTTAAAGTATCAATAATGACTAACATCATTTCTTCGGGATCATCTATTTCCTTCAAATTTTTTTTAATTCTTATAATTCTATTGGTTCCAACAAGTTTTTCATATTGTCCAAAACCCTCTGCCATTATCTGATACCTAAGTGATCTTCTGTGATGACTTTAAATTGTATCATTCTGTCTTTGCACCATTCATCTGCTGCTTTCCACTTTGCTTGATTCACTGCATAAGTTTTTGCTTCATGAAGAAAAGATTTTGTTATTCTTGATTTTTGCTTTGGTGGAAGAGTTTGTTTCTTTGGTTTTACCTCAATAATATAAGTTTTAATTTCACCAGTTTGTTCTTTAACCTTAATAATAAAATCTGGAAAATATCTATGAACTCGATTGTCAACTGGAGAAAGATAAGGAACCCAAAATTCTTCACTACCCCAAGAAATTATATTTTCATTTAAATCACACCATCTACAAAAACGTCTTTCCCAACTACTTCTACAGATGATATTATTCACATCACCTTGATATTTTCTAGGATATTCTGGTTTGTATTTACTCTTAATACTTTCTGCCATTATCCTAACTACATAATATATCAAAGTAAAAGTATTTATAGATAGATGTCTTTACCTAGTAGTCCATCAAAAAAAGTTCTGGCGGATTTAAAAGCATCTATTTTAAATCCATCACTTACTTCAACATATCAGTGTTGGTTTCAACCATTAAATTCGGCATTAGATTCGAGTGGTAATAGTAAATTAGAAAAATGGTTTTCCGATAGAACTGCTGCTGGATTGGGAAATTATACTAATACTCAAGATGAATTTATTTCATTATCGTGTTCAGAGGCATCTCTTCCGGGTTCCTCTTTAGCAACACATGAGATTAATAATGATTATACTGGTGTAACAGAAAGACATGCTTATCGCAGACAATACGACGACAGAATATCATTTACTTTTTACGTAGATCATGATTATCAAATTATACATTATTTTGAAAACTGGATGTCTTTTATTGTTAATGAACAAAGAACGAACTCTACTGCTTTTGGACCAGGAGTAGATAATTTAAATTATTCATATCGCGTAAATTTTCCAAAAAATTATCAAGTACCAATTTATGTGGGAAAGTTTGAAAGAGATTATACGGGAAGATCTTTAGAATATAAATTTATGAATGCATATCCAATTAGTATTGATTCGATGCCAGTCTCTTATGATTCTTCACAGTTATTAAAATGTACAGTATCGTTTACTTATTCTAGATATGTTATCAGCGTAAAAAATATAAGTGTTAGTAACAGCGAAGGACCTTTACAAAATAATTTTGGATTGCAACTATTGCCAGGTAATGTTGGTGGATTCACTGGAACAGGATTTGAAGGATTTGCACCTTCAGATGTAGGATAATAAATAATCACACTGAAACTTCTATAGGATATTATGCCTTTACCAAAGATCTCTACGCCAACATATGAGTTGGAATTGCCTTCGACTGGACAAACAATTCAATACCGTCCATTTTTAGTTAAAGAAGAAAAACTATTAGTATTAGCATTAGAAAGTGAGAATACAAAAGAGATTACAACTGCGATTAAAAATGTAATCAAATCTTGTATTCATACCAAAGGAATCAAAGTAGAAACTCTACCTACATTTGATATTGAATATCTTTTCCTCAACATTCGCGGTAAGTCTGTTGGGGAAGAGATTGAGGTGAATATCATCTGCCCTGATGATGGGGAGACTTATGTCCCTGTCAAAATTAGTATTGATGATATTAAAGTAGATAAAAAAGAAGAGCACACTAACAAAATCCAAGTTGACAAATCAATCGTGATGGAGATGAAGTATCCATCACTAGATCAGTTCATTAAAAGTAATTTTGATCTTAGTTCTGATGGTGCGATGGATCAATCATTTGATTTAGTTGCAGCATGTATTGATAAAATTTACACCGAACAAGAAGTATGGGCTGCGGCAGACTGCACAAAGAAAGAACTAGTGGAGTTTCTTGAACAGATGAACTCAACTCAATTCAAAGAGATTGAGAAATTCTTTGAGACAATGCCTAAACTTTCTCATGAAGTCAAAGTTACAAATCCTAAGACTGAAGTTGAGAGCACTGTCGTGCTGGAGGGACTCTCAAGTTTTTTCGCATAGCCTTAATCCATATGGATTTGGAAAGTTATTTCAAACTTAATTTTTCGTTGATGCAGTACCATAAATACTCATTAACGGAGATTGAGAACATGATTCCTTGGGAAAGAGACATCTATGTTGAATTATTAAGAGCTCACTTAGAAGAAGAAAAACTTAAGCAGCAGCAAAATGGGTCCTGACGAGTTAGATGATCTATTATCCAGTATAAAAGCGGAGGGTAAGAAAGGTTCTGCTCTTGCTTTGTATGAAGGCGTTCGTGAGGATGATTTAGTTGATGAGAATATAGATGAAAGAATATTAAAATTACTTGGACTTGATGATGTTTTTGATATTGACTATGGAACATATGTCACTCTTCTAAAAGAAAGGCTTGCAGCATCTAGAAGTTTCAGTAAAAAACTTTCTACGGAAGAAGACGAACTACTTGTCGAAGAGTTTAGAAAAGTTAAAGGAAAAGTTGGTAGATTTAAAATAAAAAGAAAAAAGATATCAGCAGAAAATCTTGGTGTCACTGGTCCTGTTAAAGTCTCTACTGAAAAATTTTATCTAACATCAAAAGCAATCATTCCCCAACCAGCAGCTCCTGCTGAAGGAAAATCTGAAGATATTAAAGACATTAGTGAGGCACTTGATGCATTATTAAAAAGCATCATAGGAGAAAATAAAAGAGAAAAGAAAAATGCAGAAAAAAATAGAAAGGATGATGAACAAAAGAGAAGAACAAAAAGAGAATCAGATCTAGAAAAACCAATTCAAAAGGCACTTGGTTTAGTTAAAAAAATAGTAGCACCATTCCAAAGTATTCTGGATAGAATCATGAGATTCATTCAGTTTACTTTACTTGGATTTTTAGTTGATAAAGTTTTAAAATGGTTTGCAGATCCTAAAAATAAAAGGAAAGTAGAAATCCTTGGTAGATTCTTAAAGGATTGGTGGCCTTCATTAGCATTTGCTGCTGGATTATTTCTAACTCCACTCGGAGCATTTATTCGTACAACTCTCAAGATGCTACGAGGATTTATTCCTCGAATGGTTCAGTTTATGGCACGTCATCCTTTAGTTTTTGCTGCAGTTACTGGGGGACTTGCCGCTGGTGCTGGTGAAATGTTTAGACAGAAAGAAGAGAAAAGGCAAATAGAAAGAGAAGCAAAACAAAGAAATGTAAAACCTGAAGTTGTCAAAAAAGAACTTGTAGAAGCACAACGTTCTCCTTTTGCAATGTTTGGTGAAGCAATGCAGAACATTTCTGGTGTTGCAGGTGGCGGTAGAATTAAAAGAAGATCCTTCTTTGGTGGGAATAGAGATGTCAATGTAAAAGATATTGCTTTTGAAGAGGGAGGTGGAATCAATGATGATAGTGGAGTAAGAATTACTGGTGCCGGTCCTGATACTCAACTCATTGCTGCTCAACCTGGCGAAGTTATGATGTCTAAAAAGGCAGTTGATAAGTATGGCGCTAACTTCTTCTTGGGATTAAACAAGAGAGCAGGTGGAACTAACATTCCAAGAATGGTAAGTAACATTCAACTTGCTGCTGGTGGAGGAAAAATTAAAAAAATAATTCCATCTTTCCAAGGTGGAGGGATGATTGGTAGAGGATTGAATTTCTTAGGAAGACTTGGGTTGCCTGGAACTGGTAGTGTGATGGCACCAAATTATACTGATATGGGATATCAAAATAAGTTTCTTGGTATGAATCTGAATAGAGTTAAATTACCACAAATTCCTGGACAACAGTTCTCTCAATCAGAAGTCCAAAGATATAATCAGTCACCTACTGCCCCAAGTACAATAAGAGACTATAGTCCCTATGATCCTGTTCAAGTCAGTGTGCCAAGAGCACGAAGACAACCTACAACACCATCAACTAGTAAGAATCGCTACGGTGAAGAAAGAACAAATGATCCTCTGACAAATACAATGAGAGGAATAAGAGACATGCAATTTTCTGAAAAGAAACTAAAGGCTATTGAAGAACAACTAGGTAGACCTCTTGGCAATACAACATATGGTGAAACTCAGAAACAATTAATGGATGAATTCGGAAGATCAACTTTCGGAGAACAAAGAAAATTATTATTGGGACCACAGTCTAGAGCAATGCCTGTAGGAACTCCAACAATTATCTCAAGAACTCAAACAATTGTGATGCCACCACAAACAATGCCAGGTAAGAAACCAAGTGTTCCTGTCAAGACTGGAACACAAATACCTGACGTTTCAACTGTTGCCAGAATTCCTCACAGAGAAATGGTAACTCGGTCTCTTGGGATTGGTGATTTAATGGGAGTCGGATGATATGGCAGTCATAGATTCCAAGAAACTATTACCTCCTAGTAAACCTGGTGGTGCGATTGTAGATTCGCAAAAACCATTTCTGGTTCCTGTAAGCAATATTCTGTATAAGAAAGATGTCAACATCTCTCAAAAACTTTTAAAATCTGCAGATAAAGAAACACAAGAATCTGGTGGCAGTCTTGTTGTTATTAAAAAGAAAGTTTTAAAAATTAAAGACATAATTAATAACACATATTTAATTAAACAGAGTGAGGATAATCGTAAAACAAAGGAAAAGCAAAGACAGAGAAGAGATGAAAGAGAAAAAAAATTAGAAACTAAACCAAGTGGAAAAGCAGATTTTAATAATTTACCAAAAGTATCTTTACCTGGAAGAAGTATTCTTGATACTATTAAACGTTTCCTTTTTTTCACTTTTGTTGGATTTTTGTTTAATAAGTATAGTGAATATCTACCAAAACTGGTAGAGTTTGGAAAATATATAGAACCAGTTACTAAATTTATTGATTCATTTGCAAAAAATGCGATCAATGGTGTTATCAATTTTATCGATTTTGGTTATCAAGCATATGATAATGTTAGCAAAACCATTAAAAACATTGGCGGGAAGGATGCGGAAAAAACATTTACTGAGTTTTCTACTCAATTAAATCTTCTTTTAAATGGTGCCATCGCTGCTGCAATGTTGATTGCTAGCACTGCACCTAGGGGACCTAAGGGTGGGGCAGGGGCAGGTCGGCGCGGCGGTGATTTTGCTGCTGGATATGCGGCTGGATATGCGTCTGGACTTGCTTCTGGTAAAGGAATTAGACCTGGCGCTGGATTTACAGATCCTGGTAGGTATAGGGCATCTGGTCAAGCTAGAGCAGGTGGATTTGGATTAGAACAAACAAGGAGGGGTTTATCATTTGAGCAATCGGTTGCAGCAAGAAAAACTACACAAACAACAGCAACTCAAGTTGCTAAAGGTGCTGCAAGATTTGGTATCGCAAAAGTACCAATCATTGGTGCTTTGATTGGTTTTATTATCGATACTGTTGTTTTTCGTGAGAAACCATCCAGAGCAGCTGCAGGTGCAGTCGGAAGTGCTGTTGGACAAGGTATTGGACTTGCTCTTGCTGGAGGAACTACATTTGGACTTGGTGCTGGTGTTGGTTTATTTGCTGGTGGATTCTTAGGAGACATTATTGGAAAATCTTTATATGATGCTTTTGCTGGAGTTAAACCAGAACCAACACCAGCAAAAGCACAAGGAGGACAAGTAACCTCTGGACAATCTACTGTTGCTTCATCAAGAAGAATTAAAACACAACAAGCTCCACGTCGTAAAACTTATACACCACCAAAGACGCAACCAGGAAAAGACATTGGTGGTAAACTAAAAATTGAAGAATTATATGGTAAAGATGAACCAGAACAAAGAAGTGCATTAAGAGCACTCACAAAGAGTTCTGCGGACTTAAAGAAAATGAACTCCATGTATGGGGTTACTGGTGGTATGCTTGGTGCTGGTATTGACATGGCACTTGGACAAAAACCAGATAAAAAACTTGCACGTGCCTTAGGAGATATGTTTGGTTCAGTGGTTACAGCGGCAGTTGATGCAGAACTTAATTCCTCATTTAATAGTATAACGAAAACTATTGGCATGGCAAATGGTGGTGTAGTTCCCTCTAGAGAAATTGGAGGTGGGATGAGTATCGGTGAAAAGATTGGTAAGTATATTTCTAATGCTTTTTCAATCGCACTTGAAAGTTCTGCTGCAAAAGTCTTACGTAATTTAAATCAAGAATTAAATTTAGAGGGAGGTCCTCCAGGCGGCGCCACTGGACCCACTGGTCCTGATGGAAATGTTCCTGGTGCTAGACTTCGTGGGGGATCCAATGCACAAATAGAGGCAGATCTTTTAGAATATTTTACCGCAATTTATGGTAAGAACGCTGCTATTGGTATTGTTGCTAATATTAGAAGAGAGAGTGGATATAGAACCGCAACTCCAGAAAATTCTACTCATGAGGGAATGGTTCAGTGGAGTAGAAATGATCGTTGGCCTAAATTTGAAAAATGGGCTCAAAGTAAAGGGTTAGATCCTTACAATAGAAATGCTCAGGCACAATATATTGCTATTGATATTAATAATCATGGAATTGGTGCAGAATTAAAGTCTGCATCAAGTCCAGAAGAGGCAGCGAGTATTTTTTATAATAAATTTGAAAGAGGTGCTCATAGTAAACCTGTCAAAGGTAATTCTTATACCCCAGATAATCCTCATGAAACGAAAAATAGACGATTCATCGCAGAGATAACTGGCAGAAACCCCAACATTGGTAGTAGAAGTCAACAAGTAGTAGTTCAACCACAATCAGCACCACCAAGTAGATTAACTAGTGCTCAATTCAAAGCTGTATTACCAGAGGGAAATCCTCAACTAACAAGTGGATTTGGATTTAGAAATACTGGTATTCCTGGAGCTTCTACGAATCATCAGGGAATTGATATTGGTGTTGATCCAAATTCTAAGGTTACTGCATTAGAAGATGGTAAGGTAGTTGATATCTATCCAAATTTTGGCACACATGGCGATGGAGTTGTTGTTCAACATGCCGATGGAAATGTAATGGTATATGGACATGTTATTAGTAAAGTAAAGATCGGTGATAAAGTTAAGAAGGGGCAGGTAATAGCACTAGTAAAACTATGGAAAGATCCTCGTTATCCAGGTCCTGGTAGTAGAACACACTTACACTTAGAAAGACGTATGGGTAGTGCAACCGGGACTGCCATAGATCCGACTAATTATTTGAAATCAGTAGCACCAAAACCACCCCAATTACAATCTTCACTAGCACCAACATCAGCATCAATAGTATCAACTCCTTCATCTACTAGTAGTATACTTGCATCTGTTCAACAAAATCCTACATATAGCACGATATTTCAAGATATATTAATTGTAGAAAAGACAACTGTTGTTGTGTAAATACTAATAAAAGATAAATGATAGGTTCAAAAGAGTCACTACAGTTTAATCGATTTGAAATTATCTCTAATCAAGATGGAAAGTCCATAGATCTTCGTTCGGGAACTCCTAGAATCGAATATCGTGAGAGTGTTTTTACTCCCTTTGTGACAATCACCGCTGCAATCGTTGATACTGGTAATGCCTCTGCTGCAGATGGAGAATCATCAGGAACTATAAGTGTATTAAATTCAATTAAGTGTCAAGGAACAGAAAAGATATTGTTTAATATTGAGGATGGAAATGGAAATAAAATTAAATTAGATAAAGATTCTGACTTGAGAGTAGATACCACAAGTCTAATTACAGAATCATTTAAGAGTACATCGTTCATATTATCAGTGGTTTCAAAAGAAGTATATGATAATACTCTATTAGAACGCAGATGTAGAACCAATTATAGTGGTAAAATATCTGATATCGCAAAAACAATCATCCAGCAAACTTTAAGATCGAATAGAAAAATTTTTGTAGATAATACATTAAACACATTAAGTGAATCTGGAAAGGATAGATTTCCATTTGAGATGCTTCTTTATATTCAGAAATTAGGAATACCAGATATTCAAAATGCAAAAGGAAATATGGCAGGATATCTATTTTGGCAAACCTCAGAGGGATATCATTTTAAGTCTCTTGATAAACTTTTTGATAAAACTGGAAAAAAAATTAAAAAATATATTTTAAATCACAGAGTTGATAATCAAACTCTTCCTCCAGGATATGATGATAAGATTCTTTATCATAAAGCGAATAGAACAACTCAAGGGGTTCAGCAATTCTATTCTGGAGCATTTGGAACAGTTATCGAATTTTTTGATCCAGTAACTCAAACATACACAAAAGCAGCACCGTTCACTGCGAAAGAAAAAGGAAATGGCATCATTGCTGCGAAAACTTTACCTGTTGTGAACTCTGACTACGAAGGTCAAACAACAGTTAGGATTGTTACTCAAGCAGCCAAAGGACAACTTGTAATTCCTGGAGATTCATACGAGCAGCAAAATGAAAAGAAAACACAAGAGAATTTTAGTGTAGAAGAAATTTTACAACAATCCAAACAAAATTATCGTCAGAAATTTAATATGTCTGTAGATATTATTATTTCTGCCGATTTTAGTTTACACGCTGGAGATTTAGTTCATTGTGATTTTCCTCAACCATCTACAACAAGAACAGTTAGACAGAGTCCTATCAGTAGTGGCATATATATGATATCAGATCTTTGCCATTTTGGGACCAGATCAAAAACTTTTACAGGTCTTCATTTGGTGAGAGATTCTTACGGTAAATAAACAATCATGGACAGAACACTTCAACAACACATTAATGATGATCGTGACGAATTGGATAACCCCAGCACAAACTCTCAGCGTCGCCGTCATCTTGAGAGTGAATTAGATTCTTTAGAGAAGTATCAAGCAAATCATCCTGATGAAGATCATGATCCAAATGCATTAGAATTATATTGCGATGATCATCCAGATGCATCTGAATGTAGAGTTTATGAGGATTAAGTGAGGGATGAACCAATACACTGGCAATGCAGGAGAACAAAGTAATCAACAACTTTTTGAGTACATCTTAAACTCTAATCCAACTTTTAAACCACAAATTGCTCAGATTGCAGATGAAGATGGGTATTTGTCTGGTATTCCTGATCGAAAATATACCGTAGCAGGATTATCTACAGATATTATTTTAAGAAGATATAAAATTAGAATATGCTCAATGCATGATTCTACAACTCCTATCACTGATTTGCCATGGGCATATGGTAAATTAACTACATCTGGTCTTAGAAGAGAGTCAGTTGGAATAACAGTTTATCCTAAAAATACATACGTTACAGTTTTTCAAAATCCTGACACTGGAGATTACTACATTGATGAGGTTCGTGCAAATACATTACCTAATCTCTCCAATGATGACTCTGAGAATGTTTGTAAACCTAGAACTGGTATAGTTCCAGGGTCACTTCATTATGAGATTTCAACAACCGCACAAAACCCAAAGGGAAACGGTAGAGCTCGTGGAGGAGAACTTAATCTAACTGTTCCTAATAAAGCTGGTGAGCAGCAAAATGTAACAAATGAAACTATTATATTAGGTCAGGGTTGTAAGAAAGTTAATACTGAAGCTATTAATAAAGAAATTTCAAACTTAATCAAAGATGTTGAAAATTTAAGAACAGGATTATTAGGTGATGATAGTTTTTTAACAACTAGTCAAAATTTTATAAATGATGTTCAGTCTAAAGTTAATGATGCCTCTGCCAAGTTATCAAATCTCACGGCATGGTTAATTCAAGAATTAAGAAAATATATCAATAGAAAAGTCAATGCGGGGATTAGAGATTTAACTGGCAATGCTCCTTTAAGTTCCAGATATTTAATCAATGAAGTCACAAAGGAATCATTGAATACTATCTCCTGTCTTTTTGTAAAACTATTACAGAATCTTGAAAATATTATCAGACAAATTTTGAATGCAATTATTGATAGAGTTGTTAATACTGCTCAGTGTGTTTTAGAAAACTTACTTGGCAACTTAATCGGACAAATTGTTTCTCAATTAACCTCTGCAATTAATGGTATTTTAGGTCCAATATCAAGTCTTCTTGGTTCTATTATTTCTTTTACAAGTGAAACCTTAGATTTTGTAATTTCAATTTTAGATTTCTTAGAATGTAAAGTTGAGAATGTATGTCCAATTCCTAAGGAATGGAACTTTTTGGAAGGAGCTCCACCACCCATACCATCTATAGATTTCAATAGGGTGTTCAATGCAGCTAGAAGCGTTGTTGATAGTGCGGTTGGAGTAGTCAACATACCAGAGAATTTGAGCAATTTTAATTTTAATGTTGATGTGGATGGTGCTATCGTTGGTGCGGCTGGATGTTTAGGATTTGGTCCCGAAGCATGTGGGGCACCTAATGTTGTTTTTTGGGGAGGTAAAGGTTCTGGTGGAACTGGAAATGCAGTTCTCAATGCGGCAGGTGATATCATTGGAGTAGACATTATTACACCAGGAAACTATACTTCAGCTCCTGTCATTGCGTTTGAAGATAATTGTGGAAATGGTGTTGGGGCATATGGAATTCCTATTTTAGGAGATGTGGTTGGTATAATAACAGCATCTGATGGAACAACTGGCATCGGAACAACAACGCTCCCTGGAACAACAACGCTCCCTGGAACAACTGGTATCGGAACAACAACGCTCCCTGGAACAACAACGCTCTCTGGAACAACTGGTATCAGAACAACAACGCTCCCTGGAACAACTGGCATCGGAACAACAGCAATAGTAACGGGTATTACTGATGTTGTGATGATTAAAACTGGATATGGATATCTTCCAGCTCCAGACGGTTCTAAAGGAGGAATGAATAGAACTTGGGCAGGTCGTTGTCAAACTATTGTGAGAAGAGCGAATGGAAATTGGGATCCTGTATATAGTGAGGGACAACTTATTAAATTATTATTTGGAGACATGATACAACTTCCTGGTAAGGGAGAAGTTTATATTGACTGCGATTTTACCGCAGCAAAATTACCAGGATGTAATGTAGTTGGAACATTGACTTGCTTAAAAAGCATGATTGGATTTGATGATGGTAGAGGAGGAATAAAATCTCAACTTCCGAATATAAAAAGTATGGTTGGTTTTGACGATCTTAGAGGATCGAGTCTAGAGAACACTCCACCAATTCCTCCAGATCATAAAAGACGAGTTGATGAATTGATGAAAACGACAGAAGCAATTGAGGCATTTGAAAGAGAAAGAGTTTTGGTAGAACAAGGGGTAATCACTGGAATATATCGTCCAGATCAATTTGGATTCTATAATGATTATCCATATGCGAAGGAACTTGGATTTACAGATCAAGACATTAGATTTTACATTGAAGGTTTCTACTCAAAGATATTGGGCAAGAGAGTTGGACCTTTGATGCAAGTTGTACTAGGTGATCCAAACTTTGGTCCTTTACCCAAGTATCTCACTGGTAACGGAGGTGCTGGAGTATTTGATTATGAGAATGACTATCCATATGCAGTTTCCCTTGGATTTACTGATCAGGATATTCGTTACTATTTGGAAAATTTCTATACTGGAATTATTGCGGATGATATGCGGAGAAAATTAAATGATCCAAGTTGGGGAAGAATACCTGAGTTTTATGTAACGATTACTGCACCAGGTTGTCCACCAGAAAATCCTCCAAAGGACGATTATGGTGTAATTCCTATCATTAAAGATATCTATATTGAACAAGGTGGATTTGGATACAAACCTGAGGATACTGCGACTCTTCTAGATTGCGTTGGAAATCCAGATGCGGCAACGAAACTTGAGTTTGATGTTGATCAGAACGGATCAATTATCAAAATGAGAGTTATTCAATCTGGAACGAACTTTGCATGTGTTCCTGAGATTAGAATGAATACTAAAACAGGATACAACGCAAGACTCAAACCCATTCTTAGATTTAGAAAAGAATTTGAAGATGATGTTCCAGCTGGAACTGTTCCACTCAAAGTTATTGATTGTGTAGGCACTCCTCGTCGAGAAATTAAAGCATTACCAACTCCAAAGTCTATTGTCACTACTCGTGCCGATACAACTTCAACCACTACAGGATCAACAGCAGCCGCGAGTCCTTCGACTTCGGCAAGGGTAACAACTTCAACAATAACTTCAACTCCAACAACAACTCAAACAACAACTCCAACAACTCCAACTCCATCTCCTTCGCCAACTCCAACTCCATCTCCTTCGCCAACTCCAACTCCATCTCCTTCACCAACACCAACACCATCCCCTTCACCAGCACCAACACCATCCCCTTCACCAGCACCATCTCCATCACCGACCCCTCCATCACCACCACCCTCTCCACCTCCCTATTATGGATATTAGTGATAAATAGAAAAAATCACTCACATTCTTTTGTCATAAAGACATCTTGACAAACAAAATTAGTGAGGAAAAAATTTATTTTTATCAACTCATTTATATCTTTAAATTAACAAATGACATATAGTAATCCAAATACAGGTGAAACTCAATGTAAAAGTTTTAATTATTTTGGAACCACCGAAGGAGAAGTTTGTTTTGGTGATGTGATGAAAAATAACGTCAAGATGTCTGTCTTGATTAGTCGTATTTTTCCATCTAGATTTAAAAATCGTCAATATATTGGACTGGTTCAAGATGGTAAATTGGATGGATCTATTTTAAATGTCGCTCCAGCAACTTATCAGGTTTATTGTGGGGAAGAAGCAGTAGATAATGTTGCTGGTTATTTTTATGCAAAAAATGGTGACTTGATTTTACAAGCTCCTAGTGGGAGAATTCGTTTGATTGCTAAAGATATCGATATTGAATCTACCGGAAATGGAACTGATACTGGATGGGTAAATATTAGATCTAACGCTGCCATCGATCTTAGTTCCCCAAGAATTCAATTGGATGCCGCAGATTCTTTAGCGTTTGGTGGAGAGAGAGATGTAAGCATTAGTGTTCCCGGTGAGTATAAAATAACCTGTGGTAATTTTAAAGTTGTGGAAACTCCCGATGTTTCTCCAATTACAAGTCCACTGGGTAGTGGTTCAAATTCCATCAAACAAACTTTAGAGGGAATTAGAAAATTAATCGAGAGTATTAGATAAGTATGGAAGTATCAGACGTACACGTAGGAAAACAATTACAAGTAAATTTCACTCCAGCAGGATCTCCAACTGTTCCTCCACTTTGTTTTGGATTTGGACCCACTGCAGTTCCTGGAACTGGTTCTTTTAATGGCGCAGTTTTAATTGGAAGTCCATTAAGTTTTCCAATTCCAAACGTTCCCGAAGCAGCATTGATGGTTGGAAGACCTCTTATAAAAGATAATCCATTAGCTGCCGCAGCTCCGTCAATTTTTAAAGTAACCTCTAGAGCATCACATCTTCCAGTTGGTACTCCAATTGATGTCATGCTTGGCGATCCAACAGGACCTGTTGGTGTTACATGTTTTTGTGGTATACAACCATTTACAGTTCAATCTGCTGCAATTGAACTTCTTACTATTGCTTATAACTTAATTGCTCCAGCTAGAAGTGAAATCGGTGCCTCATCTGATATTGGCGCCAAAGTTTTTAGTGGAGCAAAAACTAGTTTATCTGCCGACTTTAAATTTGGAGTAGCATTTAATGGCGCTCCTAGTTTTGGTGTTGCGCCAAAAGAGTTTCCCGATTTCTCAAGTAAAATTGGTAGTGTAAACGTAACTAGTCTTAATGCAACGTACGCGCAAGTACTTAGAAAAAAGGATTTTGATATAGAACATCCAAATAAAAAAGGGTGGAGATTAAGACATGTTTGTATTGAAGGTCCAACCGCTGATGTTTATATTAGGGGAAAATTGGTAGACTCAAATATAATTGAATTGCCATCATATTGGAATGGACTGGTAAATCCAGAAACAATTACGATAAATTTAACTCCAATTGGCGCTTATCAAGAATTATTTGTAGAAAAAATAGAATGGGGTAAAAAAATTATTGTAAAAAATAATTCCGGTGGAATAATTAATTGCAGTTATTTAATTCAGGCTGAGAGAATTGACGTTGAGAAAAATATTGTAGAGTATGAAGGTAATTATGAAGATTATCCAGGAGATAATTCTGAATATATGAGCACCATAATCAAAAATAAATAAAGTATATAATTATTGAATCTAATTATGAATACGGATAGAGTTTTTGATATAACTAAGGTTGTTAATACTAAAATTCAACAACAAGAAGATGTAATTAAATTTGCAAAACAAAACATCGTTATACTTGATGATGCAAGAGAACCTTATTATGCAGCTTTAAAAAATGTAGATACAAGTCTTTATAGAAGTATAGAAGATGTTAATAATACTTTAGTTGCTGTCACATCTGCATATCAAGAAAGAATCAATGTAGGTTGTAGAACAGATTTATTTTGGGTTCAAACTGGTGTTACCCCTATTGCTGCTCCTGGTCCTGGTGGATATGTGAATGAATACTCATATCAGTGTATAAACATTAATTATGTTGGTTATTCAACGACTCACACATTACCAGTTGCAGTTGGTGTAGGAACGACTACTGGTGCTCCAATACCAAGTAAGCATGGATATGAAACTGATAATCTGCACGGATTGAAAGTTTACAATGAACCATACATGGAGGACTTATTAAGCACATACATAGGTTCTGGTATTGGAACTATCGGTGCCGGTTCTACTGCTTTGTATATAATGGCGCCAATTGACGCAGGAGGAATTTCAGGATTAGAAGTTGGGCAAATTGTACAATCATCTAAATCATTAATGTTTCCCAGTAATGTGAATACGATTGTTGCAATTGGAACGACAACTAGGAATTTGTCAACTATACCAAGTTCCGGTGTAACAACAAATTCTAGTACTATTAATGTTCTATATTTGGAAGATTCTGCAGTTTTGTCCGCTAAAAATCCAGAGGATGATAATACATATGTTACTTTCACCATTCTTATAGATCCGGATAATATTCCAGATGATTTTTCGTTAGAATTTGCATCTTCTCCGTATACACCACAAACAGTGAATATGATGAGCAGTAATACTATTGGAGCAGGAATATCTATTGCTTATGTAAATAATGGAGATCCAAATGTTTCGGTGCAGTGGAATCATTTTTTAAATGGATTTCAAAATCCAAACGATCTTAGACCTGGGCAAATAGTGACTCCACCAATAGTTGGAGCGGGAATTACTCACTATAGGGTTGGATTTTCATCTAGACCTGCAGTTTACAATAATAGTGGTTTATTCGATCATTATGCTGTTGAAGGAGAAACTGTCACTACAACTGAAAATTTTGGAGTTTTATTCTCTCCAATAGTAAATGAACCCATTTCAATAGCTTGTACTGCACAAGAAAATGCACTTACTAATGCAATTACAGTTAGAAATAATAAAGAATCTCAATTTTCCTCTGGATTCTCAACTTTTGCTTCAACACTTAATTTGTCCAATGCACTAAAGGAAGATGTATCTGAAATTAATTCAAGAATATGGGCATTTAGAATGCAAATAGGGAAAGCTAAAGAAAATAGAGTTAAATACAATTCATTTTCTTCAACAATTAACGATTCAACAAATAAAGATTTGATTAACGGATAAAATTATGAAAATTAAATTAGAAAATCAAGAGTTAGAATACTCATATCCAGGCACACCGGAGAATTGTGTTTTTTTCAGAGGTAGGGCAAAAAAACCTTTCATTAAACTTCCTGATGAATGGGAAGAGTTTGTGGATTTAACCAGTCTTTCCGTACATCTCACTCCAATTGGAGCAAATCAAAATATTATTGTCAAGAGAACTCAAGGACTTGAAGTTCATTTACAGACAAATGGACTGCCGGTGGATTGCTACTACCTTATTTTTGGACAGGTGCTTGACAAGGCACTTTGAATGTTCTATACTACCTAAGTAATCAGCAAACGAACCGATGCAAGATGAGTATCTGACAAGCTGCGTGGTTGACCCTCTAAAGAAAACAGTGTATCTGTATTCGAATGAAGGCGACACGAAGGAAGTAACCTGTGATACAATCGAAGAATTTATGAGCGTGTTGGAGTTTGTTCGCAACACCGTGGATGAAAGAACTCTTACCTACGCAAATCCACTTTGAGTTTCATTTTTGGGGCAAAAAAATCCCGGTAAATTTTCTCACACGATACTTTTTTATAAAATATGAATTTGTATAAAATTTCCTACAAAAGTCTCAAAGAAGAACCCGTTAAAACTACACCACAAAACGTTCAAGAGGCAAATGAGGCACTTTTTACTGTAAAGTGGAATTTACCAACAGCAGCAAAACACTGCGGAATGTCACAAAAAGAGATGAAACTGACATTTTGGGAATATC